TGAGCTATGGGACCATATTGATATATATTATAACCAGTCGCGAAAAATGTTAACATGTTTATAGATGAACTAACTATAGTCAGTGCCTACTACTGTTTTTCACAGGATGAAGACACTTTCTTCTCAAAGCGAGTAAACGACTTTCTATTATTAAGAGATAAGTTCAAGCGACTTGAGATGATCGTGGTAGATGACGGCTCACCTTTTCCACTAGAGAATCCAAACATAGAAGGCATAAGGATCTTTAGAGTAAAAGAAGACCTAGGATTCAACTCACATGGATGCCGTAATCTAGGCATGAGTCAGATCAATACGGAATGGGGTCTACTAGTAGACCTTGATATTGACTTGATGTCACTCTATCCAGATATAACTCAGATGGACTCTTCTAGAGACATCGTGCACCACTTTGCGCACAACGCTTTTTCTATACACATAGAAGCATTCAACAGCTGCCGTGGATATGACGAAGAGTTTGTCAACATGCATGACGGTGACAGGGTATTCATGGAGTACCTAAAGAAGAACTTTACATACAAGAGATCTAATGCGTCTACCGTCTTTATGAGAAACAAGAGAATGGTAGTTGCTATCGATATAGAAAAGACAAACTACGACGATCTTGAATACATATTTGAGCCGATAGAAAGAAGAAAGAGCTATAAGTTTTATGAGAGACTGGCCAAAGATAGGTATGAAAAGAAAGACTTCTCCCAAAAGAAGACTATATGCTTTAAATGGGAAGAGGTGTTCTAGTAAATACTAACATCTAGATGTTCACGAAAGAACTTCTTTAGTTCTTTCTCAAAGAACTCAGGGGACATAGTCTGATAGGTGCTGCAGAGTTCTTCGACAAAGTAACGGGTGATGTTCGGCTTATGACACTTGCCGTAGACGGCGTATCCGCGACTCTCAAGCTCGTCTATCAGATAATAGTCATCGACTTGGTCTAGATCAAAGTCAATGTCTGTAGTGATCGTCGGCATTACTTATATCTCCTGTCTATCTCGCGTATTCTCTTTCTCAGGTACGCTACGACTACCTTGTCGACGAAACCGTCCGGTGAGTGCAGGACGTTGTTTAGCTCGTCGGTGAACGCGGCTTTCTTGAGGGCATCTACTGAGTAGTTGTTAGTCCCAGAGTGCCTCGTAGTACTTACCAAAGAGTCTGAATCCATTAGACTTTCTAGCATTCCATTTCTCCCACCCCTCATGATCGAAGACGTGCGTATCATTTGGTCCGCGCTTCATCTCAAACGCATGCTTCTCTTCATCAGTCTCTTCTGGGTTCACTTTGACCCACTCGATGTCGTGCTCACCAGAATGGAACTGGTCCTCAGCTTTGTCGTCAAGCTTCTGCGCAAACGCCCAGATCATCTCATCCAGTACCCACTTCCAGCGATCGTGATGGAGGGCATCTGTATCGTAGTCGTTTTCTTTAGGAGGTGCCGACGTTGAGCGGAACTCTTCAGGGACGTCCTCGTCGTCTACCCATGGAGAACCGTGCTTGTCTTCCTTGAGCTGCAGCAGGGCCGGATGGATAATGTAGGCTAGAGTATGGTCGAGAGACCACGTATCAAAGGGCTCGATCTTGACGGAGACCTTGCGCTCTCCGTTTATCTTCTTTGGGTACTTGCCGATGTTTACCTTCATTTGTAGAGCCTCACTAGCGTGTGTCCGACTTTCTCTGCCTTCGAGAAGTGCCTGACTGCCCATGCATACCACTTCTCACGACCGTAGTAGTCATGGATGAAGATGACTGGGTCTTCCTTCGTTGAGAGGAACTTCATGAGGAATGCGGTAGCGCCGCGGGCAATACCGTCTACTAAGAAGATGTCGGCATCTAGGATCTTCTTGTTAGGAACCATGTAGTCGTCTAGACCGTGTGGGTGCTCTTCCGTAATCGTAGCGTAGCCGTGCTCGAAGCCGTAGAGTTCTGGCTTGAAGAGGAACGTGAAACGCTTGTTGATGTCCGGCCGAGTATTGATGTACTCAGACACCTTCATCTGCCAAGAAGGGTTGTGCTCGATCGACGTGAGTGTCTGATCGCCAGTCATGGTTTCTAGCCACTTGACCGTTGATCCGCCGCAGCCCCACTCTACCATCTTGCCGCCCGACGGCATGTTCTTGATGCAGCCGGTGATGTACTCGACCTCGTCCGGCTGCATCTGTATCTCTGTCATTGGACCATAGTTTACTGGAATGCTCATCATTATCACTTTCTTTTTTGGTTGCGCAGCTAGGAGTTGCACCTAGAATTGAGGATTATGAGACCGCTGTGATACTATTTCACTACCGCGCTTCAAGTTTATTCTTATGCGTCACGAGAGATAAAGTGCTGCCTGATCTTCTGTGGCTTAAAGTACTCATTGACCAACTCAATCACCGTATTTACATCATAAGGCTTGCAGCTGAAAATGTCAATATAAAAGTTGCCGTCGTTCTCACAGAAGTGTCCAGTGATGTTCGACGTCTCGATCATCTGGCAGAAGCTGATACCAGCCTTGTCTGCTGCGTGAGTAGCGAAGCGCTCGATCCATGGCTCGCCAAACGCGACCATGTCGATGTCGTATACGAGAGTCGTGATGAATTCTTTGACGTTCTGCTTAGACGAGATTAGGTCTTTGTCTCCGGCAGTGCAGTCGAGAAGTAAGTGGTAGCCCCATGTGCTAGTTGACATATCGTTGTTTCCTTTTAAAGATAGGGTGTAATTTATTTGTTACAGACTGTCTTCTTGTCGGCCGCTACCTTACCGGTATCCACCTTAGGGAATTCATTCTTATTAGTCTTAGAGTCGGGTGTAGGAAAAGTGATGCCGGAAGCCTTCTCAACGTCGGCTACCGTAACTTGATATTTAATGTAGTCTGCATCGATGTTTACGATGTTCGGCATAATAAACGCGTATGACTGTCGAGTATTGTTATCGACTAAGATCTTATACAGTGAGTCCGGAACGACTACCTTGTTCTTTCCGATGGTCTTAGAAGATGCGGTATAGATGTTGCCGGCATAGATCGTTACTATATGGTTGAGGTCGTGGGATACGGCGCGCTCTTGAGTCTCGAGCATCTTCCATGTTCCTCGATTTACTGTAGGTAGCTGCGGTGACATGTTCGACATGATGAAGGACTCTCGAGCTACTGCTGGGTCCCACGACATGTCGGCGTTGTTTGCTAGGTGTCCTTGATCATAGCCAGAACCAGCGTAGTCCTGAGGAGTAGAGCGCTGGTCTTCAGGAAGAGACTGGTCAGCGGCAAAGGCGTCGTCGCGCTCTACGCATCCTATGGAGTGCTTAGGAGTGAGCGTCCATGCTACCCAGCGAGGGATCTTTGCGGCTGGATCGTGCATGAGAATGTAGGCTCTCCTGCAGATGACCGGGTTCTTGGCCACCATGGTAGGCATACCATAAGGCAGCTGATCAGCACATGCAGCCTGCATTCTAGGTGGAGCTTGTTCTGCGGCAATTGAAATTGCAGGAAATAACGCTGCAATTAGCACGAACAGTAACTTCATCATTTTTTTATTCTCCATGATGAAAGAGGGGAGTACTGCTCCCCTCTTCACGATTAATTCATTAACTTGAGAACACGCTTACAATAAGCAGTAGGTCTCTTAGGTTTAGCAGTGTTTCCACTGCTGTATATGGCTAAAGCGTAGCATACGTCGTTTTCGGCGATGTCTAGCGCTTCTCTCAGGTACAACATACTGTAGGTGAGGTTGATTTCAGGGTCACTCAACCCATCACACTTACCGTTGTAACCCATCTTCTTTGCAGTACTGCAGAGAATCTGACCGAGCCCATATTCTCCCCTCTGGCCTCTCACCTTTGGATTGTTTGTAGACTCAATATGTACAATTGCTTCTGCTAGCTTGTATGGAACGCTGTATCTTTCGGAGTATGTCTTTACTAGATTTTCGATGTCTGCGGCGTATGTGTTTGATGCAGAAACAAACATACTAAACCCTATAGCTAGGGTCAATAGTAGTTTCTTCATTTCTTCTCCTTAGTGTTGACGACAGGACTACTTAGTCCGGGCGCTTCTCGCATCGAAGAAAAGATGCGGTAATTTTATTTATAACCACTTTTCTACCTTGATGTTGTCTAAGCATGGGCACTCTTTCATCCTGCAGACGCTAGGCTTTAGATCGAATATATCAGTATCAAATACTATATTTCCAATCTTTGGGTCGTTGGAACATGAAGCCCTATATATGTCTCCATTTGCTTTTATATGGAAACGAGTAACCCCTGCACTACAGGTCCACCCATTAAACTTATAGTCTTCATTGTACATGAAGTTGATCATATCTAGCTTTTGTTCATCTAGATAGATCTCAGTTACTTTTTTTGTAAGAGGGTGCTTGAGGTTCTTATATGAGAAATCATGAAATTCTTCTATTGGTAACTTTGACTTATTGCTTATTACTCGATCTTTAACGGAGTTGCCTGCTCTGGAATCGATTACTTTTAGCTTACATGTCAGATGCAAGCTATTGTCTTTTATAAAAGACAGCAGTTCTTTGTTCCTATCATGTATATCGGCATCTCCAAGTAGCCATACGTGAACTCCTATTTCACCCGTTGCTATAGTGCTTAGTACTTGTTTAAAGTGTTCTACATCTGCTTCTGGATGAAATGATAGAGTCACGTGGTTTAGCTTCTCGTAGTTTCTCTTCCACCACTCGACTGTTCGACTCCCATTTGATGACAGTTCAATCTCTAGGTTGTCTGGCTTTGCGTCTATAAAATCTTGAAGCTTTGGCCAGAGAGAAGGCTCTCCACCCAATATAACAAGGACTACGTGCTCTTTATTCTCACACATCGTCTTAAAGAAGTCGATCGACGCCTGTAAGTCTGGCCAACGGTATCTACCATTATGAAAGTAGTCATCGCAGTACCAGCATGAGTAGTTACACACGGTGGTGAGTTCCCATGTGACTAGCGTAGTTTTAGGTCTGTTGACTGTAAGGCGTCTCAGAGTTAACTCTCCAATTTTTGGCGATCACGGAGTGACTCGAACACCCGACTTACGGTTTAGGAAACCGCCGCTCTATCCTGCTGAGCTACGTGACCTTGTTTAGAGTAGAACTTATTGTAGAAGTAGATCTTTGCCATGTCAGCAGACAGGTACCAAAAGCGGTTCTTCTCATCTTTATTTAATGAGTCGAACCACTTCCAGAATGCGCTGTTGAAAGCTGGATCTTTATCCATAAGTAAAGTAGTCATCGTAGTACCGATGAATGTAGATATCGAAGTGCTGAGAGTGCTCATGGAGAACTGAGTAGCAGCTTCGGCCGCGGTATAGCTCACTGAAAGGATTGTTCTTTCCGAGGCGTCCCTTGATAGAGACTCTCCAGCGGTAATGTGGATTTGAGTTTTCAGCATTCAGTTGCCGGACTTGATTCCGAACTTGTTGTACTAGAGAGTCATCTTTAGAGAAGACTGTACCTTTATATGCTGGAGTCCGTTGTTTCATGTGATGTATCCTTTCCATTCCTTATATTCTTAATATAAGCTAAAATAGAATAAAAGTACACAGTTTTTTTCAAAAAATAAGCCATTGAAAAGATTAGGCTTTTTGTTGGAGCGGGCAAAGGGATTTGAACCCTCGACATTCAGTTTGGAAGACTGACGCTCTACCCCTGAGCTATACCCGCGAATTATTTTTCTATTTTATGTCCATCGATTATAGGCTTGCGGGCAATCTTTGATATCTCAAGTAAATGCCCAGAACCTATTGTATATAGTCCGTTGGGTGATTGAGTTACAACCCATTTATCTCGAAAGTCGTTTGCCTTTTTAGCAACCTTGCCAGCAGGGTTTGGATAACTATTCCAATTAGAAGGCCACATTTCACTATCACCTAGTTTAAGAAATGCCACAGCATTTTCACTAGTCGCCATTGTTTTTTTTGCTATATCTAAAAAATCTATTTTTTTACTAGGGTTACTAACACTTTTTAAAAACTTATCAACAGTTGTTCGTGTTGGTGGGATTTTTTTCATAGAAGATATTTTATAACCAGCTTTAACCATAGCTTCATATAAGGTTAATTTGGGGTTTGTAATATAACTACTAATCGATTCTGGTGGTTTGTTTGAAAACAAAGCGTATAAAAACTCTGGTGGGTGTGTTGATAAAGATTTAACAGCCATATCATCAAAACCATTTTTGTATTTGCCAAATAAAGGTTCTATAATTTTTTGATCTGGTCCACCAGCAGGACCTTCATAGTACATACCAAGCTTTACTATAGGCAACAATCTATCAATCAAATCTTCTGATAATAAAGGCAATTCGCCATGATCCATACCAACAAATGCTTTGTTATCTGATATAAAAATAACACCTTGAGGTGCAAATTTAAATTTACCAGAAAGATTGTTATTTTTTAAATATTTGGTTAAGCCAGTACTAAGTGCCATAACATTTTCCTTTAAAAATTATCGGTTGAAAGATAAAAACTCATTGAATAAGGTGCGCGTCGTCTACTAGCCACTTGATGAGTAGCACCAACCATAGGATCTTCACTAGGTTGTCTATAACGAACGTGTACCTTTTATATAGCTTTCTAAACATTACCCGATAGCCGCCCTCTTTCTAAGGTCAGTCGTAGAGAATCGATGCTTTCTGCTGTTGTAGAAGATCGATATGTTTTTGTCCATGCAGAACTGCTTGCCCGTAAAGTCGCGACCCATGTACTCCTCACCGACGAATCGGATGTTGATAGGGAGGGCCGCAAGCAGGTCCAGAAGGTCCTGCTCAGTCGTGTAGGGGATCACCTCGTCTACAGGAGCGCATGCCCGCACTTGGATGAACCGCTCTACTATAGACTGAGCAGGCTTGTTCTTGGTGTCTGGCCGGTCGATAGTAGGATCAGTCTGCAGTCCTACGATCAGCCAGTCACAGTAGTTCTTGCACTCCTCGAGCATGAGGACGTGGCCTGCATGCAGAAGGTCAAAGGTCGAGCACGTAAAGCCCACAGTAACATTCTCTATTCTCATCTCACTTCTCCATAATCACGCAGCTAGTATGCTCTTAAGCCTATCTGCTGCATAGCTAGCAGCGAAAGCGTTTGGCTTAACAAGAGGCACCACATTACACATACCACGAATATATCCTGTTGATTCATTGATGACACAGCTAGAGCCGTGGTGCTCATCAGGGTTAATATCGAGATGTACTTCGACATATCGATCCTCCAGTACGTCTGCGAGCTTCATGTAGAGCTCGGCGATCTTATATACCTCGTTCATCAGGCGAAAGCGTGGCTTGTCTTTCTGCTGGTCAAAGTCCCTCTCGCGGACTACCTCGCCAAAGATCTTACAGCCGCGGTTACCGTTGTAGTGGATAACGACTGCCAGTGTATAGTCAGCATGCCAGACGCCGTCTATCATGAATCGTTCCGAGTCCCCACCGAGATAGATCTTTGTCTCTGGTGACTGTGCATTGATAAACTCTGCGACTTCTTGGATGTTCATCTCTTGGCGTAGCATATTTTTTACTCTTTTAACATTCTATTTATAGTTACATTTTTTTGTATTCTTATTTCTCTATTACTCCAAGTCCAGCATTCGCCTGAATCATCTTGAAAGCAAACCCATAATAGATCATGTTCCATACCGTAGTCTATAATAAAATGAGCCCAAGCATTTCCCTTGGGGGTAGTTAGAGGAAGAGGAGATGATAGCTGAATAATCATATATTATCCTGAATTGGCTGGGGATCAAGGACTCGAACCTCAAATAACGGAGTCAGAGTCCGCTGTTATACCATTTAACTAATCCCCAAAGTATTGGAGCGGAGAATGGGGGTCGAACCCACGACATTCTGCTTGGCAAGCAGATGCTCTACCACTGAGCTATGGATCCAATATCTTAGACTACAATATAGTACTTCTTTGCTTCTTTGTCAACTAGTAAGTGCGCTCTAGGATCGGTGACTTTCTTGTCGTTGATCCGAATGGCACCTGACTCGATCGCGCGTCTAGCCTCTGACTTAGACTTGCAGAAGCCGACTGCTACGCATATCTCAGCGATTTCCATGACTATCTCCTCATCAACTCGTCTACAAACTCAAGCAAGAGCTTCTGGTTGTGAGTAGCCCTGTCTTGATCCCAAACCCTACGCATCCAGCTGTACTCTGAGTACCAGTGATACTCGGCTTCTGGATGGCTGCCTATGAGCCCGATCTTCCCCTGGAAACCAGCCATAGCATCGCCGTTAGGGTAAGTAGCAATAACGTCGAGAGGGCCAGACCCAACAACTGAGCATCCGTCATACCAGAACATCCTCTCTTTTTTTCCGTTCCAAGTTATCTCTAGATCTTTTGCGTGAGGCCTGCGCGTGTCCGAGTTCGGGCGGGCAAGGTACTGAACGCAGTCTCTGTCATGCAGGAGGTTCAAGTAGTGCTTGCCCGCCCAGTAGGCGCCCATGCATATGCCAAGGTATCGGCCACCTCTATTGACGAAGTCTCGTATCTTTGGAATGTGCTGGCGCATTACCTTGTGAAAGGTCTCGGCGTCACCAATCCCACCTGGGATCAGTATCATGTCGACGTCGTCGAACCAGTCGTCGAAGTACAGGTCGTGCTTCGTGAAGACTTTAAACTGGTAGTAGGGCTGCAGGATATTCAACACCGCATTGATGCTCGGTACTGAGCACCTGGGGTGATCGACGAATATCGCTACCTTACCCACACGACCCTCCGCAAAATGGCACCAGTGTAGGGAGTCGAACCCTAGCCCGCGGTTTTGGAGACCGCTGTGCTACCGTAACACTTCACTGATATTGTATATTTATTATTGGCGACCCGTAGGGGTTTCGAACCCCTCTAACTCGTTAGACAGACGAGGATCTACACCAGCTGATTCACGGGCCGAATATTGGAGAGGAAGATGGGACTCGAACCCACATGAAAAGGTTTTGCAGACCTTGTAGTAACCATTCCTACGCACTTCCTCATTAATGGTGCTGCCTGTCGGATTCGAACTGACGACCTACGCATTACTAGTGCGTTGCTCTACCAACTGAGCTAAGGCAGCAAAACTGGGCGGGAGCAAAAGAGTGACCTTTTGTTACAATCATATATTTCTATATGACTCTCCCGATATGGTGCCCAAAGAGAGGATTGAACTCCCGACTTGATGCTTACAAAGCAACTGCACTACCTAATGAGCTATAAGGGCAAATTGGCTGGAGAGACAGGATTCGAACCTGTGACCAAGTGATTAACAGTCACCTGCGCTACCGCTGCGCCACACTCCAATAAACTTTATATTCTTAGTATACTATATTTAGAAAATAAATCAACAATAAAATGATAGTTTTTCTTGTGTCAGGAAAACTACCAAACCCCGCATACGCAGCCCATCCCACTTTTCGCGTATGGCGGAGGCAGTAATCGTGTCACGAGGCCACGGTGGGTCTGCCTTAATGGTCAAAGTGGGTGGATTTGAACCACCGAGCTCCTCCTTCCAAAGGAGGCGGGAACGACCAGACTTCCCCACACTCTGATAAATAATAGGTATGATGTTAAGGTGGCACGACGAGGATAGTAGATCAGAATTTTTTCCACCTTTCAATTCTGAGCTATGCTCCATCTTTTGACTTAACAAGATCCCATTGCCTCTTTGCATCTGGATGTGGATTGTCTGACTTACGGTATATTGTGTGCCCAAGGATCTTACCGCGATGGGTAATAGTAACATGCATCTTGTGCTTATTGCCAGAGTTAGTTAATATCACACTTCTTGTTTTTCCAGGTCCCTGATCAAACCCACTTTCTTCTTTGCCATAGATGTCAGGATGATCGTATGAATTTACATATGTATTGAATGATGGGTGTTTATGGAGAGCATTCATTTGAGACTTATTTAAGATTTCATGCATCTTTTTTGGTCGAGTTTTGTTTTCATTTATAAAATCTAAAAAGTTTTTCATTTGTATACTCCTTTTAGATATTTATTATCAGTTGAACCTGCGACCTCGATGTTAAAAGCATCTTGCTCTACCTATTGAGCTATGGGTCCAAATAAAACAGGGGAGCCACTAAGCTCCCCTGTACATCCGAGGTAGAGCCTAGTCCGATTAGACTGCCATTGCAGACTGACGGTGCGTCCCTAGACGGTACTTCATGAGCTTAGAACCATCGTAACCCTTGCGGGCGTTGAGGTAGATTGCATGGCCTTGTTCGCGAAGGTTGTAGATCGTGGATGCTGGGTTAGCGACCTTGTAGCGAGTAGCGATCTGCTTTGCTGTAAGCTCTTGACCATTGGCGAGTGCTGCGAGTACGCGTTGTGCTTTAGACATTCATTTTCTCCATGACAAAAACGGGAATCATTCCCACAATCTTTATATTATAACAGTGTTGCATATTTGTCAACGACTATTTTCACTGGAGCATGTCTTTTATTCGCTTTTTCTTGTCCTCGTCCATCTGCCGGCCTCCGAAGCTGGACTTGTTGAATACTGGGGCGTTCTCGTTCATGATCCCGTCCTGTGCAGAGTCCTCTGCATTGTAGAGTCGCATCTTGGCTCGGTCGATGCCGACGACGAAACGGCGATGGATAGTAGGGTCGTTGTAGCGATTCTTGAGCTGCTTGATCATGAGTTGGTTGAGGTCTTCAAGCTCCTCGGTAGAGATGAGTGCGAACATTAAGTCAGCGGTGGCAGGTAGGCCAAAAGACTCTGAGGTATCAGTGAGCTCCACGTCAGAGTTTCCGTAGCCGCCTCTAGTAGTTTGAGTAGCAGAAACCACAGGAACGTTAAACTCAACGGCAAGACCACGTAGCTCCTCAGCGATTGCCTTAATGTACGTGTACGAGTTGACATTAGCTCCAGACTTAATGCGGCTAGAAGAACAGATGTTGAGATAGTCGATATAGATAACATCAGGAACAAAGTTTCGCTTGATACGAAGTTCGTTAAGAAGATGACGGGAGTGAGCGCTGCCAGCAGAGGCAGTTGGGTATTCCTTAACGATGAGCTTTCCAACAGTCTTCTCCTTTACTCTATTAATCTTCTTGTCGTATGCGTCCTTAGGAAGCGTGGCGAGTTCGTCGACAGTCACGTTGAGCAGGTTGGCGTCGATGCGCTCGGCGATCTTCTCCTCGGCCATCTCCATCGTGATGTAGAGTACGTTCTTGCCGTTCACGAGGTTATTCGAAGCACAGTGACACATAAAGAGAGATTTGCCAACGCCAGTACCGGCAAGGGCGATGTTGAGAGTCTTTCGAACAAGACCTCCCTTAGTGATCGTATTAAGGTAGTCGAGGTCAAAGGGAATATGTTCTTCCTTGCGATGATAGAAGTCAAACCGATCATCAGCATTAAGAAAATAATCGTGACCGATGCTGACATCAAAGCTGACGCCAAGAGCGTCTGAGAGCAGAGTAGGAATAGCTCCCGTAGAGCTCGATCCAGTCTTGTCGTCAAGGATCTTAATCGATGCCATGATCGCATTGTAGATAGCCTTCTCTTGACAGAACTTCTCGGTGCTGTCGAGAAGCCACTTGATCTCCGTATTGTCTACCTGCAGGTCCTCGATCATTCGCTTCGAGTCCTTGAACGTGCCCTCGCTGAGTCCGTCAAGGTTCTGGAGCTCGATCTGCAGTACCTCCTTGGTAGGAGTGTTGTTGTACTTCTTTACGTACTCGTCGATCAGCTTATAGACTGTCTTGTCAGATAAGTTCTGAAAGTACTCGTCCTTCAAGAACGGGAGGATCTTTCTAGCATACGCCTCGTTGAATACCAGGTGCGATAGGATTGTCTTCTCGATCATTCAGTCACCACCTTTTTTCATTTACTATTTCTACTTTTCCATAATATACTGATCTGATTTTTTGTCAACCACTTCATTTGTTGAAGGTGTCTACTAGTGCCTTGCGTCCGTCGGCGCTGTACTGGTTCTCAAATATCATTATTGCTTTTCTAAGCATGCCGACAGCCAGAAGCAGTACGTCGTTTACGTCGTCACACATCAGTATCTGAGTCTCGACCGGAAGCATCAGCTTCTGGATCTTTCTCTCTTGCTTTTCTCTGTCCATCTTGAAACTCCACACCATTGCTGATAGCGTTATGAATATCCATGTAGCCTGAGTCCATGCCGACTAGGTATGCGTCCATGTCGAACTCAAATACATCGTAGAGTACGTAGCGGAATGAACCCTGATCTACAACGTCGCCCTTGTGAATCCGCTTAGTGATGATATAGAAGGCCTTCAACTTGTCATCGTAGGACAGTTCTTTCCACCAATCTTCACACTCGACGTCGTAGATGTCTCTACCTTCCTTGTAGATCCTACGCATCTCTTCCATCTCTGGGCTGTTAAGCCAATCTTTGAGAGTATCAGTCATCTTCTTCACTCACTAGGTTGCCGCCGACTAGGGTGTACTTACTCTTGATCCAGTCAGCGAAGTCAGTTGTCGAGAGCAGCTCTTTCCAGACGTCTCCGTTGTCTTCTACCTCAGAAGCCTTGAACTTCTGCCCAGTGACCTCGCCAGTAGCGCGGTCGACGAACTGATAAGACTGAGTGGTAGGCTTTGCGATATATCCACCCTCAAGGGCCAGATCCAAGAGTCCGGACCATTTCTTGATCCCACCCTCATAGGAGACAGTAATAGGTATCTTAGACTTTTCCTTGACATAGCGTGACTTCTCTACGTTGATTACAAAGTTATAGCCGGTGATCTCCTTGCCGTCTTTCTCCTGCTGACGACCGAGGATCCAGATAGTGTCAGCAGAGTAGTAGATACCGGTACCGCCGGAGACGATGTCGCGTGGATAGAGTGCCATCTCCTTGTAGGTATGGTTGACCACGATCAGAGGGATGTCCTTGAGGGACAGGTGCGGAGTAACCATGCGGAAGAGAGACTTGAGTGCCTTAGCGCGAGACATGTCGGCTACCGACTTACCCTCGAGTGCGTCCTCAGTCTCTTTCTTAGATGCTAAGTTGCCGACTGAGTCGATCACCATCACTACCTTGTCGTCGCGTTTAATCTCTTGAAGCTGCTGCACGATGTCGAACTTAAGCTTCTCGATGTCGGTGATGGGCGTATGGATGACTCGGTTCATGTCGATGCCGAACGACGTGAAGTAGCCCTGAGGCGTACCGAACTCTGAGTCGTAGAATAAAAGGACGCTCTCGGGATACTGCTTCATATATGCGGCTGCCATAAGGAGAGAAAAGGCAGACTTGAAGTGCTTCGACGGACCGGCCAGTACTGTAAGACCGGGTGTAAGTCCACCGTCGATGCGACCCGAGAGCGCTACGTTCACCATTGGAACGCTAGTTGGAATTATGTCTTTGCGGTTGTAGATCTTGCTGTCTACGAGAAGAGACGTCTCATCGATCGTAGAGTTCTTGATTAAGCGGTTCAGTAGCGACATATAAAACTCCGATGTGTCATTGATTTAGTATATTATTGATCTTTTCTATAAAAATGTCAATCTTTTTTACGCGGTCTGGCCAAACAATATTCGGCTTCTCAGGATTCTTCTTTAGATTATTAAGAAGAGGCATGATAGCATCGTACATCTTCTGAGCTTTGCTCTCAGCAGAGTCTACTGCTACAGATAAGTCGTCTGCAAAATCAAAGCCAAAGTCGTGACTATTTTCTATCTCTACTCTATTCTTCATTATAGTCTCCCAAATCCCCACTTTCTCTCTAGACACCACCAGCAACCAGTACCGCAGTGTGGTTCAGTATGAGGTACACTTACGTTTTCACAGCTTCTAGTTATTGGAAAAAGATTTTCCATAAGATCGTAGTTTCTATAGAGCTCAGCTACTCCGCGCTTGTTTATATTTGCTAGTGGAGTAAATGATCTTCCACGAGGACTCACTGTAGGCTTTATAGTACCGTCAGGATCTCTCTCATCATCT